TCACGCGGTGGCTTTCGATGAGTTGGATCACCGGGCGGCCTTCAACGCGGGTGAGATGGACAAAAATATCACCGTCTTCGTCGATCGCGCGGCAGATAAGCATTTCGCACTCGGAGAGGGAGAATCGTCCCGTCACCTCGCACTGATTCGACCATTCTTCCCAGTAGTCCAGCGCGCCGGCAATCCATTCGCGGTCTTCGGTCTTTGGCTGAATCTTGAGACCATCGCCGACCGAGTAGACGGCCATGTCGAAGACCATTTCGCGGGCGAACCCGCTGTTTTTCATCAGATACCGGCTGCCCTTGATGAGTTCGTTGCGTACCAGTGGCGTTGCCTCCTTGCGGTGGTCTTGCGGAGCTGCGGCGGGCAGGCGTTGGCGAACGGGCGATGGGTTGACGCTCTCATACGGCGACCATCCGAAGGCTAAAGCGGCGGACTTGGTGATTTTTTGCAGCAGGTTCATGTTAGAAATTACCGGCAGTTGACTGACAGGTGCGGCGGGTCTTGCCGTAGGTGATCGGGTCGAGCTTGCGGAGAGCGTGCTGGCAGGCCGCGATGATCTCTTTCGTGTCATCGAGGCGCTTGTAAGTGATCTGCGATCCCGACTCTTGGAAGCTGATCATCAGCTTCTTGAGTGTCTTTTTGTTCTCTTCGAGGATCTCAACCACTTCTTCAGTGGAAAATCCTGTCGTCATGTCGAGGGCCGCCATGCCCTCTGACAAGTTGTCAATCTTCGGCGGCTTCCTGCTCGGTCTCGCGGCCAAGGATTTTGAGCATGAAGGCAAACACCGTCGCCATCGCCTCGCAGTCGAGAAGGTGGTTCGGCCGCTTTTGGATCCGCGTCCATTGCCAGCGGTCGCCATCCTTGATCCGCATCTCGGATTCCAGTTGGCTTAGGTAGGCGATCTTCTTTTCGTCGTTGTCCGCCTCGGTGAAGGCGTCGGTAGGAACCTCCCATGTTGGACCGCGCGCCGGATCTTGATTGCGCCGAATCCGAGCCATCGCGTCCTTGATGTTGAGGTTGCTCCAATAAAACATCTGCGCGGTCTTGCCGGCGGCGACATGAATTGACCTCTTGGGCGAGTAAAATCTCTCCAATGACTTAACCCGGACGCCGACGCCGAGGCGTTGCTTGAGTCGGTGAGTCCATGTCGCCTTGCGGTCACCCATCAGCGCCACCCAGCCATGCTCGGCGCATCGCTGATAGACCTCGTAGCTATTGAAACCGGCATCGACGCCAACCAATGAGGACGAAACGCCGTATTTTTCCTGCTTTTCCTGCAACTCTTCCCAGGTGTGAGCTGTACCCCAGTCGATCCGGCGACTCGATCCATCGGGGCTCCATTGGGTGATCAACCACCAAAAGTGATCCATTTGAACATCCACCGTCATCACGCGCAGCCGCACCGGAGGCTCATCGTCCTCATCGGGCAGGCGGATCTTGCCAGCGATGATCGCGCCTTCCTTGCCCCAGAGTAATTCGCCTCTGGCATACCCGCTATCAGTCGGCTTGATCGAGAAATCCTCGGTGTATTCCGTGAATGGGAGAGCTAGTCGCTTCTGCCAGAAGATTTTCAACTGATCGATGTCGCCGTACCTTGCTGACGCCTTCGCCCGGAGGTAAATCTCGGCGAGGTTTCCCCATGATCCAGCGCATAAACCGTTCCAGTGAAAACCAACATTCGATTTAGCCGCTCCGGGATTTTGCACGACATAACGCGCGCCGTTACGAGGGTCGTTCAGCTCTCGGCGTGATCGATCGGCGTCCGGGAATCTCTTCCCACACTCGCAGAACATGTCGGTGGTCTCGCGCACCCTTTCAAAATCCCACCCACCATCATCAAGTTTGGCGTCCTTGCTCCACTCGATGTTCTCCCACCTCCAAGGCTGCGTCGTCCCGCAACTTGGGCAGCGCCAACACCACTCGCGCTGGTCGGTCGATTTGAATTTTCGATCGGTGTCGTCATCGGTCTCGCCGGCCTGCGATACGAAGAATCTTTTGCCCAGCCACCCGAAGGCGGTGACGCGAGCCTCGGCCTCGGCCATGTGACCCGATGGCCAGCGCCAGGTCTCATCGCCGATCAGCCAGCGAATCGATCTCCTTTGAAGGTTGGTCTTGGAGTGAGCACCGAGCACCCAGCCGGTCATTCCATTGAGGAAAGAAACCGAATTTCTTTTCAGCTTGTGACGCTCTGCGCCTTGATGGCGCGGCAAAATCTCCCGGACTGGACCGCATTGTTTCCATAGTACTTGCAGACGGTTTTCCATCTGGTCCTTGGCGTCGGCATCGGTCTGGTCGAGCCAGAGCATCGGTCCGGGCGCATTGGCCGCGATCCAACACGAACCAAGCTCTGCCGTCATGGTTTTGCCTGCCTGAATCGCCGCGATGATCGAAACCAGTGATACCGACGGATCGGCCAGCGCCTCCAATGGCTCACGAATCCATGGCGAATTGCCAGATTTGAACCCGCCGGGTACTGGAGAATACGGAATCGACTCCACATATTCCTCACACCACTGCCATGGCGGCCGGCGATCTTGATTAGGCCACCCGTGCAGGAACTTTTCGTCCAGCTCTGCCTTTTCTTGGGGTGTCGTTGGTGGTGCTTGAATCATCAGGATCTTTCTCTTTCGGGTAATCTCCGCGCCTTAATGTGGCCGTGATTTCATCCACGACCTTTACCATTTCCTTTCGTATGTCTACCGCATCGAGCCCAACCAATAATGGCGGAAGCTCATTCTCTAACTTGTTGCGGAAAACCGCATGCGCTTGAGCAACATGGTAGGTCCATCTCTCCCTAACAGCCTCCATGGTGACATAAAATCCCCTCTTCACCGCCACTCGAAGCTCCCGCTCCTCGACCTCTGCTAACAATTTCCTGCCGCGAAGCTGGGTTTCGTTAAATTCCAATTCGCCGGTATTCCCGCGAAGTCCGCGTGCCTTCACGAATTGCCTCCATGCGATCACATCGTGCGTCCTGTTCGATGATTCCTTCGGGCAATCCGGGATTTTTCTCCACTGCCGAATCGTTTCGGTAGTCACACCCAGAATTTCCGCCAACTCAAGCCAGCTCGATGCCTCATGCCTTGAATCGGCAGACTCCTCACCACCTTGGCTCATCGACTGAAGCAGGGCGCGCTCGCCTCTTGTTAGTTTCTTTCCTGACTTGGCCTTCTTTTCGATCTGGGCGAAGTCCATTTCCAGTATCTTCTTAGCATTCTCGGGGCTTGGCGGCATGCCTAGCCGGCCGCGTCAACTGATCAACCGTGCAAGGTTGAAAACAAAATATGCACAGTTTTACAAGATGGGTCCCCCGAGCCGCGCCGCATAGGGGCACCGGTCAATAGATTCCTTGGCATCGCCGGCATCGCCTGGCATTGCCTGCCGGCGCTCACCTGGTGGCGCTTGAATGAACCGGCAGCCACCCGGAACCGTGCGACATGCCGGCCGCGCGTGCTTGGCCTGGTGATTGCCGGGCGCCGGATCCGGCGAACCGGCCGCGGGGTGGTCGGGGTGGTGAGCGCCGGGCGCCGGATCCGGCGAACCGGCCGCGGGGTGGTCGGGGTGGTGAGCGCCGGGCGCCGGATCCGATGCATCGGCCGCGGGGTGGTCGGGTGGTCATCGCCGGCGCCGGATCCGATGCATCGGCCGCGGGGTGGTCGGGTGGTCATCGCCGGCGCCGGACCGCATGCCAGGAAATCGGCCGCGGGGTGGATCCGCGCGCCCGGTCAAATTAATTTGAAATTAACTGTTGCAAAGCTTCGCGCCCTTGCTATTTTTCGCCTAGTCGCACGTTGCGACGCCCTGCCCGGTGGGACACCGGGAAACGTTAGAAAATACAAAAAATGCAATTATTGACTGTAGATAACGCAAAGACATCAAAGGGTGAGAAATTAGGATATCTGACTGGCATCTTATATTTAGCACCGGCAAAGCAGGCGGGCGGCCGAAATATCTGCCCGCATGCATCGCCGGGCTGCCTGGCTGCCTGCCTTTATACTGCCGGCATGGGAAAATTTTCCAATGTACAGCGCGCCCGCATTGCGAAAACGCGATTGTTTTTCTCGGATCCGGCCGCCTTTATTGAAACCCTGGCGGCCGATATCCAGGCGCTGGTAAGAAAAGCTGAGCGCCTCGGATTGTCGCCGGTGGTTCGTTTAAACGGCACTAGTGACCTACCATGGGAAAACCTAGGTGGTCAGGTCGGCGCTTCGCTCATGTCGCGATTTCCTGAGGTGGTTTTTTATGATTACACTAAAAACCCGGCGCGCGCGGTCGCGAATGCAAAGGGCGAAATGCCGGCGAATTACTTTATTGCGTTTTCCCGGTCCGAGTGCAATGCCGACGGGGTGGCGCGCGTAATGCGGGCGGGCGGATCCGTGGCCGCGGTCTTCGCCGTGAAGAAGGGCGCGCCGCTGCCTAAATCATGGGGTGGCCGGCCGGTGGTAGACGGTGACGAACACGATGCGATTTTTGAGCATGGACGCGGTGTCGTGATCGGTCTCCGGGCGAAGGGCGAAGCGAAGGGCGACGCCTCAGGCTTTGTGATTGTTGGAAAGGAGGCGGCCCGATGAAACCGAGCCCCACCCTTGCCGGCCGACTCAGCGACGGGCGCCCGGTTTACTTCGGAAAAAAGGACCCATCGGACATGACATCGAGAGACCTTGAAACATGGGTCACAATTGACCACCCGAAACATGGGTTTTATATTCGCCTGGAAAGCTTGGGCTTGGCGGATCCGTGGGACCGTGGCCTGGTCGGACCGGGCACGCCCTTTGCCACCCTAGGCGCCCGCGTCGGCGCTTTTCTTTCATTAATAAAACCGGCCACCGTTTACGCATGGCGAAACGCGGCCGCCCTGGACATGATCGGAGAACCTTTCCCGCTTGTGGGGGAATGCATCGCGGCCGGCGCCAGCCCTGATGATCTGGCGCTTTCAACGCATGGCGCCCTCGCCGATGCGGCGCCAGCGCTTGCCATGGCATGGAAAGGCGGCCGCGATGACTGAGAAAATTGAAACGATTTTTTCCATCGCATGCCTGGCCGGCGCTCTCGGTGTTTTCCTGGTGACGTGGTGCCTTATCGGCGCCCGGTGGACCTTAGGACCACCCGACCACGAAACGCGGGCGGCCGCGTCGGCGCCTTTAACCTACGGGGCGCCATGAAACCAGGAACCACCCCGCGCGCGTTATGCGTGCGGGGTTTTTTCGTGGCCGGGTGGATCCGTGGCCGGGTGGATCCGTGGCCAGGGTGGATCCGTGGCAGGGTGGATCCGTGGCCAGGGTGGATCCGTGGCCAGGGTGGATCCGCGGTCCGGGTGGATCCGTGGCCAGGGTGGATCCGCGGTCCGGGTGGATCCGCGGTCCGGGTGGATCCGTGGCCGGGTGGATCCGTGGCCGGGTGGATCCGTGGCCAGGGTGGATCCGTGGCCAGGGTGGATCC